AGCTCATGTCAGGACTTCTGTATCTACCTAAGATAGCTGTACCATCAAAGTCATTGCCTGATTCTTGTCTTTGTATAAAACCTGTAGTGTCACCGTGAAGAACAATAACATCACCTGACTCAACAAAAGTATCCGTACAAGCTACCTGTATGCCACGTGTTTCAGAAAACTCAAATGCTTCCTTTTTAAGAACACAGATAGCACCTTTAGATAGTGTTTGTCCTTGCCCATCTTTAGTAAAGAATATGCGGTATTGGGTCTTATCGGGTATAACTACGGAGTCAAACGATCCAGCATCTTTAATGTTTTCATCAAATACAGTCTGGATGTTTTTACTAATTGTACCGAGTTCAGTATCACCAATACGTGCAGTCGCAGCAACAGTACGTAATCCATCAGGACCAAGGAAGATTAAGTCACCTGCAAATTCCTGTACGGTAAAGCTGTTAATGCAACCAATGTTTCTAGTGACAGGTTGTACAGAAAAGTCAGAAGAACTAGAACCAGTAAGTTTAAATATTCTGTTTTCACAAAAGATAAACAAGCTATCACGGAAAACCTTTAGTGCAACTACAGTATCATCAACCTTAATGCTACCTGCACCCTGACCACTATTAAACCCATCTTCATCAAACGGTTCACTAAATACTACCTCTTGTGGTGTAGTAGACTTACCACCGTAAAACATATGGTTTCTATATGCAGCTACAACAGTAGCACCTGCTACACTACTATCACTAACATCTGCTGCTGCCATAGAAGTGTTAAATATTACAGGAGCATTGACCCCATCTACACAGATAATCTTTTCGTTACCGTCAAAGTTATATCTTTCAAAGTGGTACTTTGCAGCACTGGTTCTGCCTGTATCTCTAACAGTCCAGCTTTCTGATACTACATCAAGTTTAGCATGTGCTGCTGCAGTAGAAGATACGGCCCTAGTTACGCCTGTAAAAGTAGTAGATGTTTTACCTGTGTAAGTAAATATCTCTGAGTTAATCTGTAGTGTACCACTAGAAGAAAAACCTAATGTAGATGGTACAGTAATAGTGCCTGATCCTGTCATGCTTGTATCTGCTGCAATAGCAATAGACAACTCAGCAGAAGCAGAACTAAATATCTTTTCACCTCTGGCTGCTATTACTTTATTATCAAAGTTAGCAATCATTAGTAGTGACTCAGAGCTAGAACTAGTTTGAGGCACAACAGCATTTACATATTTACGAAAACCATTAATACGTCTGTAGCCACCTGAAATATCAGGCTCAAAGTTTTCTAGTTGTAATGCTTCTCCCGGTTGCATAATAAAATTAGATCGGTTAAGTATTAACCCACCTTCACAATTAAATGCAATTGGTTGTACTTGAGAACTATCAGGCACTAATTTACAACTCCTGACATAAAGTTAGCAGAACCTCTAGGATTTAATACTACTGTTGATCTTATATATTCATATTTATTAATTAACAAGCTTTGCATATTTTTAATACCTTGCTCAAATCTTTGAAAATTTAATTGGTATTGTTGTGACTCACCTCTGTATTGATAGACAAAAGCAGTAGCACCATCTACTACAACAGGAGCAAACCTCTCAGGAATACTTGTAGTATCTCCATGTGCAGAAAGATCAGCAGGAAATGTATAATAATCAAATGTTAAAACATATTCTTTATCAGGAAATGGATAAAGTAAAAAATTATTATCGGGTGTACGAGTAATACTTCTAGGTACACCGCCATTATCAAATTGAGCTACAAATACTCCATCTGCATGTGTAGCTGCAGTAGTACTATTAGCACCACGTGTACATCCTGTAAGATCATTACCTGATATAGCAGTGTAAGTTACTTGCTCACTACCAAGATATATAGTACCAGATGCATCAAAACCTGTAGTAGATGTAAGAGTTAATGTTGCTACAGAATCAGAATGTGAACCGTTTAAAGTAGTAGATGAAATGTCATCTTCTTGATTAGCATATTCATTCTGTATATATTCGTTATAGTTAAGTGTGGTAAGATTATTACCTGAAGAGTTTAAAGTAGTACTTTTTTTTATTCTAGCTGTATTATAGTCTATTGATTTAGTACTGGTAGGTACAGTATACCTAACTTTTCCCGGTACTAATGTTTCTGTATTAGTAGCATGATTAAAAGAATACCCAAACTCACGTTGATTAATATATCGTATAGCTTCATTTACTGCATTTTTACATTGTATTTGCACACCTCTAGCATTAGTAAAGTTACTAGAAGTTAGCTCTACTTCGTTCATACGTGTAATAACACTATTAGTTAAAGAAAGAAAAGTAAGAGCCATTAGGTTTCCTTAATAATTCTTTTATACCCCAAGAATTTTTTGTAGCATAAATTTGATGCACTAATGGGGCCAGCATATAGCCAGCCCCAAAGTATATAGTTTTATTAAATGAGGTCACGTGCTGCAACAGCAGGTTCAGTCATTGCGGCTGAAACATCTGCAATTACTGCATATACCCGAAGGCGTCCAGTAGCAGGTGCAGCACCAGCAATAAGAACATCAATGGTATCAGCAGCACCAACACATGCCAGAGCAGCAGCAGCAAATGTAGAAGCTGCGCCTGTATTGACAACATTAGCTTCACCGTTAGTACCTTTTGCAAGGTATGTACCAGCAGCAGCAGTTAAGTCAGCACCGTCAATAATGTCATCGCCACCTGCGAAGTCAATATCTGCAGTACAAGAAGTCGTGAAAGGTTTCATGATTTCTGCACCAGCAGCAACGATAACTGATTCAGCAGGGATTTCTAGAAGTTGAAAGATATCCCCGTTTGCGCCAGAGTAACCAGCAGCAACCATTGCATCAATATCTAAAATTGCTTCAATGGTCCGTACAGTGTTACCAACATTGGTTGGGACAGCAAGAACATTTGCCCCAACACCAGCAGTATCACTGGAAGTCATGTCATAAGTAGCCATAATTTATATCTCCCTTATGCTGCGTTATAACGGGCAGTAACGATTGCTTCTGGACGAAGAATCTTCCTACCGTATAGATGCATACCACGAACAATGTCAGCAAAGCTGTCAGGGTCACGATATGTTTCTGTTTTGTTAATCTGCTCGGCAGTTGCTACAGCAGAATCATGACCAGCTACGATAACACCAAAGTTAGTCAGTTGGTTGGCAGTACCAGTAGTTCCCGGTCCATCGCCTACAGAAGGCAAGTTAGACGAGGAATATACACGGAAGCCGTGGAAGTTGCTAATAGTCAAGCCATTACGCAATCCACCTGATTCACCGAAGTCTGCATTCATGAAGCGTGAATCTTCATCAGCAAGAATTTCCATGAATACTGGATCAACTACAATCCAACGGCCTTGTTTGTCAACTTGCTGTTGATCAAGCAAACGAGCCATACGAGCAACAACCATTGCAGGTGAAGCCGTAGCAGTTGGAAGTGCAGTAGCACCGGGCAAACGTGCAGCCAGAGGAATAGAGTGTGTTCCTGCAGAGCTTGTAGTGATGTTGCCGAAGTCATCCTTATGCAGTTGCATAGAGGAAAGCAGTTCGTTAGAACCAGCAGTTGATACTGCTTTAGTACCGTTTACAGTAGTGTTCAGTGCATCAGCTTTGCTGTGCAAAGAAGACTGTTTGTAACCAGACATGTATCCAAGAACTTCTTGGTCATGTTGGTCAGCAAGACGGTATGCAGCACGGTTGGTTGCAAGGTCCATAAAATTGACATGGCTGTGAGCTTCTTCAATGTCATCCATTTTAAAAGCAAAGTAATTAGCTTTGTCAATAACTAAAGAAAAATCTTCGTCTTGCAAATCTTGTGCTGTGACATTTGTGCCACGTGCATACTCAGAAACAGAAATTTCTGGTTCTTTAATAATTTTGACGGTATCACCTTGGCTGGCAATCTCCCCAAAATAATCAGAGTTAGTAATATCTCCACAAACAGTACTCTTGCGGAAAGCAAGTTGTACTTTTTTGGAATAGATTACAGGACTAAAATTACCGTTTGGTAAATTCCCATAACCTGTTGCGGTTGTAAAAGCCATAGTAAATCCTCCTATGATATTGTTTGGCTTAAGTAAGCTAAACAGAATTAGTAAGAGGCTGATTATTTTCTAGGGTGCATTTACGGCCTAAAGTAAAATGATCAATTTTACGGTTTAGGGTAAACGGGCCTGTACTTAGTCAGGTAGTTCTTATCCGTGTTTAGACTTTATGTGAAAAGGGTTAGTAATTGAGGTAGTCCTTAAAGGAGGCTCTTTGTTACTATACCCTTAGTTATATTGACATTTTGTTTTTTGTCAATAGTTATTATCGGGCATTGCCCGAAATATCGTAAATAAATTTACCAGTACGCATTGCATTGGTAATTTCTTCTTGATTTTTTTCAAACTGTTTGTCTGACATTTTAGCAACATCAGATTCTTTAATCATATTTTCACCTTCACTAGCATCAATAGAAGTCTTACTGCGTTTACTTACAACACTTGCTGCTTCTTTTGTTTTAGCTTTCTTGGCTACTTTAGTTAAACCTTTATCAGATTTATAAAGATCAATAACCCGTATGACAGATGCAGGATCATCAGGGTTTTCATATAAGGCATCTTGAACCCACTTAGGTTGTTCATCAGCCCAATCATGAAACTCATCTGATGCTTTTAAATCATCAAAGTCTTCATGTGTTTTTCTAATCTTACTTTCATACGATAGTCGAGTGCTTTCATAATTAGCATCATCTATTTCTTGTAATCGTTTCTCTGCTTTACTAAACATTGACTCTGCTTTTTTACTGGCAATAGTCTCTACAATAGTAGCAACATCAGGATACTTTGCTATCCAAGCTTGTACATCTTCTTCAGATTTAGGTGGGCGAATAGAAGAGTCATTCATTCTACCTTCAAGGGTTTCAAACTTTTCTTTCCACTCAGTTTCTTTCTCACTCATATGGCGTCTAAGATCACCATATCTTTTCTTAAAAGATTTTTCTTCTCTTGATAACGTCTTTTCTTCATCTTCTGTATCGGACGTTTCTTCTTCGGCAACCTCTTCTTTACTACCTTGGAGTTCTTCAAGTTCTTTTTCGTCCTCTTCAATACGTTTACGATTACGATTGTTGTGGTTAGGATTTATAAACCCTGCATTCTTAGGGGTTTCTATTTCTTGTAGTTCAGGCATATCCATCTCCTTTATGTTGGGGCCAGCCGTAGCTGGGTAGCCTTAGTATTTTTTGGATAGATTATTAATCTATTTCTTTTTTCGTTTCTTCATTAAACCGCCTTGTTTAAATCCACCACTTGGGCCTCCACCAGTATAAACACTAGAATCTTTTTTACCTGCCTCAGAAATTCTATCTCTTGCAGTTTTTAATTCTTGTTTTTGTTCTGTAGGCATATTTCTTCCTGAAGGAGTTGTAGGTGTACCCACTGTTACTACATTACTGCTATCACCACTTTCATCTTTTTGTTTTCTAGGTGCACCTAGATTAAGATTAGTTGGTGTTGATACTGGTGCTACTGGTGATGATGATGATGATGTTGATTCAGGTTCTACTACAGTCTCCTCTTTACCTAAAGATTTTAAATAATTTGCTAGTTCATTTGCATCAACTATTCCATCTTCATTATTGTCAAATCCTCCTGCTAAAGCTTTATTTTTACCACCTTTAGTTCTTCCAAACCCTGTAGCTAATCCAGCATCTGCTGCTTTTCTTAAACCACTAGGTATTTTATCGTCAATTTTAGCTAATGCTGCTTCATATTGTTCTTTACTAATTAATTCAGCATCAAAATTTAATTGTGCAGCAGCTCTTGTTTTAGAAATATTTGTCAAAGCTTCAAAACTATTAAGAACTCGCATTACTGGCATTCCTGCAACAAAATTTGAAAATGGATTTTTACTAGGATCACCTCCGGGATTTGGGTCTACACCTTCTAATTGTTCATCTATAAAATTGTTAAGATTTTCAAAACCTGTAAAACCTCCACCGTCTAACCAACTTTTACCAGAGCCTCCTCCACTTTCTCCACCAGTACTACCTCCACCAGTGGCACTGTCATCACCTGTTCTACGAACAAGGACACACTCATAGCCATTCCACATACGACCTTCACCACACTGACCTACATCAGGTGTAGCTACTGCTGGTGCAGTTACTGGGTTAGTAACTACAGGAGTAGGAGTAGCAGTAATATCAGGAGTTATAGCTTCTGGCATACCCATTCCCGATGAACTACTAAGCCCCGGTACTCTAAACCTAGCAAAAGGATCAGGTGTACCACCATTAGCCATCTGTTGACTTACTGGGTTAGTAACTTGTGCAGGGGTATTCCTTGGCTGCATTTGTTGTACATTAGCTTGCTGGGGCATTTGACCTACAGTTATACCACGTTGGTTTAGTTCTTTTGCAATAGCAGGATTTTGTTGGGCCATAATAGAAACTTGATCAATGATACTGTCAATTTCATTAGGGTCACTAAACATACTAGATACTTGACCACCTTCAGCAAAACCTACTGATGTACCTTTTTTATTAACTCGTTCATTAACTAAAGGATCATTCTTAACTGTGTAAGCAATCTTATCCATCAGACCACCTTCATAAGCACCAGTAGTCATCATAGCTTCTAATGCTTGTAGGTCTGCTTCAGTAATACCTTGATTAGTATTTTGTGCCATTTGTTGTTGTGGCTCAACAGGTTCACCACCTATCCTACCATTTCTTTCCATATCTTGCAAGCCTAGTTTTGCTTGCATACGTAAGTCTTCAAAATATTTTACACCAAAAAACCTTACTACATCAGCAGGTACAACATACTCACCACCAGAAAGTTGTGCTGGTATATCATCTCTTACCTCTTCAGCAAGTGAACCAGAAGGAATTTCATTGCCCGATACAGGGTCTACATTAAGGCCATCATCTCTAATGCCACCTTCTCTAAGTATCATTTCCATTTGTTCTTGCATGTTTAAACTAAGCCCCCTTCGGCAAATCTTGTTTGTTTAGTTTCATCTACTATATCAGAATCAAAATTAATTATCAAATAGTTTTTATCACTATCAAATTGTAACCCTTTTATTTTACCTTTTTTAAAGCTAACTTTTTTATTTGTTTCTGATCTTAAAATTCTTAATGCTTTCATCATAGCATCTTCATAAGTTTCTTTTGTTGGTTTTTCACCAAGACTGTGTGTTTTCATCATATCGTCTAAAGGTGGTATAACTATTGTATTAGTATCTTTTTTAACAGCTTCTCTCATTATAGCTAGTAGCCCTAGTCTAACACTATCACCTATACCTACAGGAGTAATATCTGTAGGTGGCTGTGGTTTACCACCTATAGAATTTTCTATTACTTTTGTAAGTTTATCTTTTAATATTTTATTTGCTCTTACTGTTCCTTTACCATAAATTAAATCACCTAAAACATTAAGTTTTATTTGATTTATAACAGCTTCAGGAAATGCATTAGGGCCACGTGTATTTCTTAATATTGCAGTTGTTTTAAGTTTGTCATTAAAAGTTGCCCTAATAATATCAGCAACTTCATCTGCATCTAAATCATTAGCAAGAAATTTTTTCTCTACATCTGCAAGAGTTTCAGCTATTTCTTTTAAACCTGCATTTACTTTATTTGTTTGTACAGGAAAAGCATCATTTTCATCAACACCAAAAATACGATTAAATCTATCACTGGTAGGAATAAATTCTGACGTTCCAATATTATCTACTTCACTAATTAAATTATTAGTAAGTAACTCTGCAGGATTAACCTCTGGAGTATTTAAAATATCTGCAGTTTCTTTAGAAGTTTTTTGTGATGCAACTTTACTAGTTTCAGTTTTGCCACCAAAATGTCTTTTCTGTGCAGGGTCAGCTTGTATTTCATCTACTACAAATACGTTTGTAGTTGTATTGCCTCTAATTGTTTTATCTGTTTTACCTTGTCCAATCTTACCTCTAGTTATACGTTGTTTTGTAGGAAGTACAATAGGAACAAAACTACCTCTTACATGAGTAAGTACATTTTCTTGTTTACCATCTACTTTATTTCTCCAATGTGCATCTGCTTTAGGATATACACTACCTCTAGGATTTACATTAGTAATTAAATATTCTACATATTCAGAACCAAAACTTTGTCCACCTGTAAAAGTACCTCGTCCAATTCTAAATGCTTGTTGTCTGTTTGTATTTGGACGGTTAAGTATACTTGGGGGAGTTGGAGTATTTTGAGAAGTAGAAACCATTACAGGTTCTTTTGTAAAAATATTCATAGGTACTTGTTGAGCACCTGCCCATTGAGGCATAAGTTCTCTAACTGTATTTAAAGAAGAAAACTTTCTTATTATTACTTGAGGTGCAGCAGCATCTGCCATACGAATTAAATACTCTTTAGTATATGTTTTATCAGGGTCAATACCATAAAAAGTATCATCAAACCCAACACCTTGAGGGTCTAAAGTATTTTTTAACGGCGAATTTTCTAGTATACCTGACCAGTACAACTCTCTCATATTTATATTAGGTGCTTTTTTTGTAAGGTATTTAATAACATTACTGCCTTTTATACCTTTTTTACCTACAGGTAATTCATCTATTGCAGAAGTTACAGAACTATAAAAAGGTTTTTTATCTCCAATATCATTATAGCCAAACAAAACAGCACGACTGTAATAAGGATATGTTTTAAATAAAGGATTAACTAAAGACTTTGGTGTTGTTAATGATTTAGGATCGGGTTGATCTACTGGTGTTGTACCTTTTCCTGTTATTTGTGCACTTACAGTTTTAGGAGTAGAACTTTCTTTTAAAAAATCAAAGTCACCATCTGCTAAAGCTTGAAGTTTACCACCCAAGTCTGCTTTAATTACTGGACCTGCAGTTTTTAATAATTGAAAATATCCACCAAAAGCATCTATTGCATCGTCTAGCATTTGTATACTTCTAGGTCCAACCATTCCAGCAAATGCTTCTCCTGCACCAAGAATATCTCTAGCTGCAGTTTTTTCGTCTCTTAAAATTTGATACCCTATTTCACCTTTGTCTTGTCCTAATGCATCAGCAATAGAACCTGCAACAAACTTAGCTGCAGCTTCTCCTGTTTTAAATCCTGCATATCCTAATCCTGCAAGATAATCATTAGTTTGTCTAAAGGCTTGATAAATTCTAGGATCATCTTTAGGCAGCATTTCAAACACAGCACCTTTACCAGCTTGCATAAAAATTTGCTTGGCTTCTTGTAAAGGTTCAGTTGCTAAGTCTATAGCAGTATCTAAATACCCATCAATAGGCTCATTAAATTCTTTAACTATATTTTCTGCTCTGCCATCAAGATAAGGTCTATCTGCTCTAGGTACATCACCACCTTCAAACAATCCTAGTTTAGGATTTTTTCTTTGAGCAGGATCAAACTTTGCAAACTTACTTGCCAGTACTTTATCTGAATCTGGGCCTCTATCTGTAAGCATAAGATAACTTAGTCTTCCTTTATCTTCTACATCATTAAGATATGCTATGTGCGTATGCCCTAAATCAGCAAGTTTTTGTCTAAGTATTTTTGCTCGGTCTTTTCCTGCAGGTCTATTTTCACCTCTCATAATATAATCAGAGTCTATTTTTACCATAGTTTCTTCTAACCATTTCGTAGCAGCCTCTTCAGTCCAAATACCCGTACCATCGTTTGTAGGTAAAGGATTAGAAAGATTTGCACGTAATGGCAAAGTAGTTCCTAAATGGCCTTTTTTAAATATCACAGAGTCTTTTATAATATCAGGATGATCAAGAAGTTTTTCTTTACCAAAAGATTGAATAGCTATTTCTTCTGCACGTGCAATAACCCTTTGTTTTTCTCTTTCAGGTAAAGCTTCAAACCATTCTTGGTCGGTGATATTTTTATTAGTAGCTAGTTGCCCACGTTGAGCAACAGGGGGTTTCATATTATGTTTTAAAGAACCTTTATAAATTATAGCTGCACCCTGTCTACTTTCTTTAAGAGTTTGGCCCATATATTTATCTAAAGCATCTTGAAATCCCGGAAGCAGTTTATAGTCTAAAGGTGCACCTGATCTAAAACTAGGAGTAGTTTCTATGTCAGTTAAGGATTGATATCTAGCTTCTGCAGCTTGAGGTCTGCTACCTACATGAACACCTAACTCTTCCCAAAGATCACCAGTACTACCTACATCAGGATTAAATTCATCCCCCATAAGTTTCCCTGTAGTTAAATCAGAACCTATAGTATAATGATATACATCTGTATCTAAACCTAACTCTTCAGATTTTTCTTTTAAAGTTTTTGTATCAGGAGCTACTACTTTTTCTTTTGCTCTTTTAACTTTTGAAGCACCAAAGTCCATAAGTTTTTTAGCAGCATCTCCTAAAAAAGGTATCATACCTACAGCAGTAGCACCACCTAATACACCAATATAAACATAATTAGGATTAACTTCTTTAAGTTCTTCATTTATTTCTGCAGCAGCTTCGTAACCACCAACAATATCTCCTATTACAGGAGTAAAATCTATAGCAGTTTTTGCTAATTGTTTTGCTGTAGGAGGTTCTTGACTGATATCTTTAGCATCTACAATTTCTTTATTTCTTACTAACTCAGCTTCTTCTACTGCTTTAGGTGTAAGTCCAAAGCCAGTATCTTTTGGCATAGGTTTTAAACCTAATGCTTTTTCTGTTTGAGCTTCTACAGTATCAACCATTAGCATTAACCTTTAATCTAAGCTGCTTTAAAGCTTGCAATGCATGTACTTGACCTTGCATTCTGTATATTACATTAGAGTCTTCAGTTTGAGAAAACATTCTATAACTAGCTTGAATACGTTCATCTAGTTCAGCTTCAAATGCATTCCATGCTTCTGGGTTATTTACTAGTAGTTTTAAACTCACTGGATTGGTCCTCCACCAGTATTAGCTGAGAAGCCCTGCTCTCCCGGTGTAGGTACTGAACCTGTACCTATAGTACCTCCACCACTGCCTTGAGTATCTTGAGCCTGTGTACCTGCTGGGAGAGGCTGTGCACCACCAGCCCCTTGAGGTGGACCCTCTGGTGTAGGAGGTGGTGGATTTTCTGCTTGGAACTTCTTAAGTATTTCAGCTTGTACTGCTGCATCTGACAAAGAGTTTACTAACTTATCAGGATCAAGGTCCATAGATTTACAAATCTCACGAATAATATAATCTACTCTTGCAAAAGGTGCAAGCACAGGATTTTGAATAACACCAAGGAATTGCATTAATCGTTGACTACGTACTTCATTAGCCATAAGACTTTCAGTTCCACGTGCTTTAACTTCTAAGTCTCCTTTAATTTCTTCATCAAAGTCAAACTGCATATTAAAACTAAAGAAAGCTTTTGCCATAGGGCCAAGTAGATAATCATCTACATTCTTAACTACATTTCGTATAGAACCATTAGCAGCAGACATAAGCATACTAATGCCAGAAGCTGTACGTCCGACACCTGACACCCCCGTTTGCCCATGAGCAAAGCTGGGGAACCCTGTAGATTCATCAGAAAGTACTCTGGCTTTATCAAACATCTGCATGTTTTCATTAGATACATTGGGGAACTTAGTACCAAAGATGGCTTGTCCGGGTGCACCCCCTTGCCTACGAAAGACTTTACCGGGGTATACTGATAGGTCTTGACCCGGCACTAAGTTAGTTTCATCTACCTCAATTAGCATATTGCCACTTAAGGCTGCATTGTCTACAGCCATACGCATAAACCCATTCATAAGAGTCTGGGTGTCATCCATATTCTCAGCTAAACCTACACCAAAGATATTGTAAGGATTAATTTCATAGGGTACTGCATAATAAGGAATAAGTGTAGGAGTAAATGGATTCATAACAAGACGTAGTACTTGGTCATTACAAATCCAAATGTTTACACTTACTTCATCTAGGTTTTTTAACTCTTTAGGTATATCAATATCATGTCCTTCAAGAACATCTGTATCTACATTACCCCAAAACTCAAGTACCTCAAACCTTTCAGCTTTAGATTCTTGAGCATCATCCTCCATTGCTTGCTCCCACCATTCTTTATTATAGGACTCACCTATATTAATAGCAGTATCAATAGAGTTTGATCTAAAGAAAGGTCGATTTTTAAGTGATCGCATTTGAGAACGAGACATTTTATGTCGTTCAATTACGTACTCTGCTTCATCCATATTAATTGCATCTGGATCAGGATAAAAATTCCAAAGGGAAACAGAAGAAGTTTGTGGAATAGTTTTTATAGTAGGAGAGTATTCACCTTCATCATTCCAATTAGGATACTCTTTGTCCATAGCAAATGGACCTTTCATAACCCCTGTACCAAACAAAGAACATTCAAATGCAGTTACACGTAATTGTTTATTAGCATTAGACTCTTCAAGTTGATCATGGATTTTCTTTTCCATTTTCTTAGCTGCAATCATTGCAGGATGAATAGTTACTTGAGTAGGTGTACTTCCCGGTCCTTCTTTAAGAATATCAAGTACAGGCTCTAATTTATCTTGTAATCCTGCAAGACGTTCTTGTAGTTGAGGATAAGTTTCACCCGGAAGAAGCTGCATATCTTCTTCTGTTGGTCCTGTTGCTTTTTTAATATTATCATCAGTTTCAAAATGCACTGATCCTGCAACACCTTCAGGTAAGGTAGTAGGTTCAATACTAATAGGAAATTTATTATTGCCAAATAAAACATCTATGATTTGACCATAAGCAGCAAGTACTTTTGTTTTAGTTACTTTTACAAATACACGTGATTTTTCTGTAGAAGTAAACTGTACATCAGGTCCATATAGCCCACGATAATTACGATAAGCTTGCAACCATCTACGTTCTTCAGTATCTCTAGCTGTAGAAGATTTTGAATATTTACTTTTAACTAAGCCAACTATTGTACCTGAAAGAGGATCAGAATAAGAATCTTCTTCACTATCAGTTAAAGCTGTAGATTCTTCTGAGTCCATTATTTCTTCAAATTCTTCTTCCATATTATTTCCTTAATATCCAAAAGTAGGGTCACTTACTTGAAACCCTGTACTGGTAGCTGGGTTATAATCAAATAAATTACTTCTTGGCCTTGTCATTATGCCATACCTTAACGCATCATACAAGTGATCTTCGGCATGTGTGTTTACATCTTCAGGGTTATTTTTATCTAAAGGTAGTGCAGGTAATTGTGAAATTAAATTTTTACAATTATTAAATATTACAAGTCTAGGTTCTTCTGTAAACTCGTCTACCTGCAATCGTCTGTGTAATTCATTCTTACCAGCTACCCTAGAGCCTTTTGATCTATCTGATGGCCTCCATCTGCAACCCTTCATAATCATTTGCTCTGCTAGGCTAGGCCCAGTATCACCACGATTATGCCATAGTGAAGAGTCAAGTACACCATATCGTATTTTTTCCTCTTGCTCTACATCTAAAATCATATCAGCTAAATCTGTAGCAATAACTTTACTTACATACATTTCTCTATATACTATGATTTGTTCTGCAGGAGTTACTGCTAACCATACAACACCAGTATGGGAGCCATATCCATAATCACAAGCTCTAAACTTAACCCAATTACTAGGTATATCAAAAGGTTCTATAACATGTATGTTACGATTAAACTCAGGAAATGCTGCACCTTCATTTATATCCCAATCACCTTCTAGTAGTTGCCTACGTTGATGCTCTGGTAAAGATAAAAGATTTGCTTCATACATACCATCTTCTGCTAGGTATGGATTATCAAACAAAGTAGCAGGTATAAACCTACGTTTAAATAAAGGTTCACCTTCTCTTGAGTGTCCTTTAGGCCATGATACTATTTCACCAGTGTTTATATCTGTAGCCCAAAAAGATTTGTTAGGTGTTTGAGGATCAATAAAAGTTTTTTTAACCCATTGATGGCCCGGACCTCCGGGGTTACTAGTAGCTCTCATGTACAAAGGTAATTTACTATCTTTGTTAGTACGTAACCTTGATCTCATATAATCCCAAGGATAAGGGCTAGGCCATTGTGTAAGTTCATCGAAGCCAATCCAGTTAAAGGCTTGGCCTTGGTAACGCATAACATCATCATCTCTGTCAAGGTAACTCATCCACAATGTTGCGCCTGATGGGGCTACCCAAGTTTTATCTCTTTCCATAAACTTAATTCCGGGAACAGCCCTTGGGTATAGCTGTTTAGAAACAGAAATAAGTTCTCTTAGTTCTTCTGTACTACGTCTGACTAACAACATCCTAGCATTAGGATTAGAAAAATATCTTACTGGGTCTGCAACAAGGCTGTAGCTTTTACCTCCACCAGCAGAACCTCCATAAAGAACTTCTTGTTCTGTTGATGATAAAAAAGAAGTCTGTGGGCCGGGATTAGGTTCAAAGATTATATCTTCTTTAGGATAATTCTCCGACTGTGTTATTTGTGCAACACTTGAGGTCTTTTCCACCGAGCCTTTCTTCTTCGAGCTTTTTCGCCTTTTCGAGGGCGGCTTTGTATTTTTCAGCAAGGTGGCGTTGTGCTGCAGCTTCTCTCTTACGTTTGCGTTCAATTTTAACTCTCTTCATTAATCCCACATGGGATATGTACCTACCAGATTGTTCACTTAACCAAGCTGATACATCTCTGTAGCTATACTGTTTGAGATATCTTTTAGCTTCTTCTAGTAATTCTAACTCTTCTGGTATAGGTCTAAGTATATCTTTATCTTCAGAGTCTTGTTTATATCCAAAAGGTATTAGTCTACCTACTCTTACTACTGACCGCCATTCAAACTCTTCATCTTCTTTAGGTGCAGGTAACTCCCACACTTTACCTATGTTACTCATCTTTAGGCGGTAGGATAAATAAAGGATTAGAAGTAGATACTTCTACTTTATCTGTAGCTTTAAATCCACCACGGTCAAGAATATCTTTTGCTGCTACTATCTTTTCTTTATTACCAAGATCAGTAGGATTATCCATAATATGTTTCATAGAGTATGCAGCTTTAGTTGCTGTAGTAGAAATAAATTTCTTAGTTCTTTCTGCAATTTCTTCTTGTAAAGCATTTACAATAGAAGAAGTAGATACTGTTTCTGCATAACCAGCTAATTTTCTAGCTTGAGCAGGTTCACCTTTAGCCTCTTCAAAAAGAACATCTAAAAACTTTTGTTGTTTTTCTGTTAGGTTTCTCATTTAACTTTCCTATGAGGTTTTACTTTTTTTGCAACTTTCTTAGGTTGAGCCACAAACTGCTTGCCCTTAGCCGTGCCTCTTCGTTTGGCACTGGTTGTAGCAGCATACTCAGAATCACTAAGAGATTTAATAGCTTTAGCAGGAAGGTATCTTTCACCAGTAGCTTTAGCACCTTGTGTAGAAGGCTTGCCACTTTTAGTTCTCCAATCTTGCTTAGTCCAAGACTTAAGACTTTTTTGACTCTTAGCCAACCCACCTGTATTCATCTTTTTAGGTTTACTTTTTGTCATGTTTTTTCTGTATAGCAAAATTAGCAGTAAGGCTTGCCCCCTTGTGAGGGACAAACTTACCGTCATGTTTCATTAGCTTTAAGCTACCATCTTTTTGTTTCATCCAATGGTAGCCTTTAGGTGCTTCTACTTTCATTACGTGTATCCTCCACCTTTTGCTTTGTATTGTTTGGCAACCATTTGAGCTTTACGAGCCGACCACTGTCCGGGCTTTCCACCTTTGCTGCCAGCTTTAACGGAGGCCACAAGAGACTTACGCATAGTAGGCTTAGTATAATTACCTGCCGCATTAACGGTAGACTTTTTGCCTGATCTCGCCACGTGTTACTCCTATATCTTTGAGAGTTTTATCTGACATATGTTGTAGCTGCCAGTATGCTACTCTTCGTTCTTGTGCTTGTTGTATTGTCTTAATAAATTTTTTAAACATGGTATATCTCCTCTGGTTTGACCACAGAGAAGTTATACCATACTTTATACTATCATACTACATACAAGATTGCAATCCCGTTATGCATTATTTTTTCTTTTTCTTAGCCATACCACCGTACATGTAAGCACCAGTTTTCTTTTTAGCCATTCCACCGTGCATCATTTTAGCTGTAGGTTTCTTTTTAGCCATACCGCCCTTATTCATTTTACCTTTACCATCAGCAGCAAATGCAGGAATTTTCTTTCCTGTCTTAGGGTCTGTTACCATTGCCATGCCACCTGCTTTAAAACCCGAACCCTTCTTATTAAATTTTCCTGAACGTCTAAGGGCATCTTTACGATAGTTTCCACCCATTGCTGCTTCAACTTCTTTTTTAGTTTTTTCAGTTACAGGTCCATCATTAGGGGTAACTTTTGGTTTTTGTTTAGGACCAGTTTTTGGTCTTATAGGGTTATCTGCAGGTTTAGTTTTAGGTTTAGGTTTATCACCACGTAATACTGGTCTAGGTGATATTGCTACTCCGGGAAGTTTATCTATCTCTTTTAAATCTGTAGCATAAACTGCTGCCATTACTTTACCATTTTTATCGGTGTAGTAAAGACTACCACCTTTTTTAGCTGCTGAAATACTTTTATATTTTTTAGCTTTAGATTTTTCTGCCTTTAAAGTAGTACCTTTTTCTTTGAGCTTTCGATTAAGATGCTCACGTAGTGATTCTTTTTTAGCCATAGTTTATATCCTTATATCTATTTTTCTACCACTTAACTTTGTGGGACCAGTATTTTGCTGAGAGTTTGCTTGAGGGTTTCCCCTGTGCATTATGCCTTGCATAATAACTTTTTTTACGGGCTTTATCTTTTGCCGTCTTGGGAGCTTTACCTGCTCCACTAACGCCCTGCTGTCCAAACCTGATAAATTTATACGTATCTCCTTCCTTAGCCATTACACAGTGAGATTTTGTTTTATGACTAGGAGTTCTCTTAGGTTTATTAACACCCTTGAGTCCTTCCTCTTTCATCTTAGTTTTAACTCTCTCTGGAATAGACAATGTGTATCTCCTAAATATTGGGGGAAACACTGGCGTTTAGCTTCACCCCCAATTAATAATATTACTTATTTACTATCTTCAACGCCTAATATCTTTGGTACACAATAAGCAACTGCTCTATCTTCTGGGGCTATACCGTGTGTACTATATCGTTTAGTTATTTCTCTGGCATAATAATTACAATGTTCTATATTATTGAATACCATTGTATCCTCTATACGTTCTCTATCTATACCAAGGTATAGAACAAGTACAAAGGTATACATTACATTAGTTCAAAGTGAGGTGCATCAATAAAGGGTCTACGGCCTTGTGATCTACGTAAATCTACATAGGTGTTCATTGCATCTTCCATTGAACCATCCCACTCAGCAATATTACCTACTGTCCAAGCTGCTCCCCATTTTATAGGTACACCTTTTTGTTTAGCAGCAGCAGCCATAGCATTAGCAATATCATCGTACATATTTAAAGCCCATGTAATGTTAGGGCCAACATAGGCTACAAGGTCAACTGCACGACCCTCTAGGTGTTTACTTTTTAAAGTTTGTGATGCACCTTTAGCTACTAAAGCTTCTTGCTCGGCTAGTGTACGCATACCACAGGTAACACCAAAGTCTACCTTAGTCATACCAATAGCTGCATTAACTACAGATACTAGTCCTGCATCAACACCTTCAAGCCTACTAATGCTACGTGATGATAATTTAAAACTCATCTAAAGAGTCCTCCCTTACGCATATCGTTGTTGCCTGTTCTAATAAGACCACCTTTATTTTTATTACGCCTTGTAATAGGTTCATCACTACCTTTCCCCGGTTTACTTGCAGAATTAGGTTTGGCTTTACGGTTATCACTATTAGTAAGACGACCATAGCTATAACCTTTATCAGATATAACTTGCTGCACTTTTCTGTCTAAAGCTTTTTTATCGCCTTCTTGTAAAATAGGTGCAAGAGGTTTTATAATTTTCATGTATTCTTTTCTTAAAGCTTCACTTCGTTTTTCGTATTCAGAATCTGTTAAGTCAGTCTTACTAAGGTTTGCTAACCTGCGTTTAAACAGTGCCATAGCTTGTTTCTTTTTTAAACGAGCTTGTTTAACCTTACGATTATCTGGTCTTGTATTTGCTTCAGTCTTCATTTTTGTTTCTCCGATATGAGCTTTGCTTGCTCTCGTATTTGTTCTTGTTGTTTTTCTAATGCAATAAACTGCTTATCCAACTCAGATAGTTGAGGGATAGATACTACATTATTTCTTCCCAAAGAACTTACTCACTGACCTCATACCAATACTAGCTGATACAATTCCACCTAATGCAATCTGATACCACTGAGGCATAGCTTCTAAAGAAGTAAAACCTTGTGCTACTATCTGATTTCCCCAATCACCACAGAATGCTAGGATCAATGGAATAGAGAACAACAGAGTAATCCATTCGTCCTTCCAAGAGTTTTCAGTAGCCTTAATAGCTTCTATGTCCCAATCAATCTCACCAGTAAGCTGTTTCTTTTTAATCTCAGCTTCAGTAAGTTTGATCTGTGTCTTGCCATCTATAATACTGGTAGCTAATCCAGTGAGACTTCCTATAAGTTGACCAATCATTCGTACTTTTCCCTGTATGCTTCCTCAAAACCCTCTTCATGTATAGGAGCTTC